ATGAAAGAGTTCGGTATCACCGCACCGACTGACAAGGCGATGTTTATCGCCCAGACCGGGCATGAGTCGCTGGGCTTCACCCGGGTTGTAGAAAGCTTCAACTACTCGGTAGACGGCCTGAAGAAAACTTTCGGCAAAAGGCTCACCGCTTATCAGTGCGAAATGCTGGGGCGAATTGACGGTAAGCAGACCGCCCACCAGCCGCAGATCGCTAATCTGGTGTACGGCGGGCGCTTGGGTAACAAATCAGCAGGTGATGGCTGGAAGTATCGCGGACGTGGGCTAACCCAGATTACCGGGCTTGAGAATTACACAAAATGCGGTACCGCGTTGAAGCTTGACCTGGTAACCAGCCCCGAACTGCTTGAGCAGGACCGTAACGCGGCGCGTTCGGCGGCATGGTTCTACGCCACCAGCGGTTGCCTGCTTTACTCAGGCGACCTGGCCCGCGTCACGCAAATCATTAACGGCGGACAAAACGGCATTGAAGACCGCCGTCAGCGTTACAACCGGGCGCGAGCTGTATTGCTATGAAGCTGCGATTTGTACTTCTGGCGATGGTGGTAGCAATCTCCGCCACTGCGCTGATTTCATGGCGTTCTGGATGGAATGCTCACGCCGACCATATCAACGCGCTGGCGGCGGATAAGAAAGAAAAGGCCGAGAAAGCCATCCAGCCGGTAGAGAAGAAAGCCGCTGTGGCCAGTGCCGAGGCGAAGGTGATTTACCGGACCATAACCCGCGACGTGGTGAAATATGTTCAGTCTCCGGATCGTACCAGGTGTGATTTTGATGATGAGTCTGTGCGGCTGCGCCAGCGTGCCATCGACGCTGCCAACTCCATCAGCGGATTTGATGCAGGAACCGTGCAGGGCAAGTAATGCCGGTACCAATAGTGACGCAGACCTGCAGGCGGATATCGAAACCGCAGAATGCCTACGCCAGCTGCGACTCGACAAGTACCGCTGGCAGGCCTGGTATAACGCCGTGAAGTGAACAGCCCCGGGCGCGTTTACGAACGCGCCTGATGAAGCTCTCTCCGCTCTGCACAACCCCCACGGTTAGCCACGTTGTGAAGCGTCGCGACATCGGCCCGTTGTTTACTGATTGCTGGTAAATGTGATCTGTGTTAATCCATGCAGATGATACCTGCTATGTTGAATGAGGGAATATGGGCAATTATGCAAAGGCAGCCTTAAAAGCTTACGGGCTTATCATAAATGATTCGCGTACCCCGCTGGACGCCTGGAATGAGGCGATATCCTCGGTAACAACAAGTACAACATCCAGAAAGAAAGGGTGCCCTAGAACAACATTTTTAGCACTGGCAGAAAATGGCTACCTAAAGGGGGTGTGTACACATACTTCCGTACAGCGAAAGGGGGTTTTGTATGAGAGGGCGATTGCAGCTGCCAATCTTATACTTTCATATCCTTTAGCGACTCCCCACTACCTCTCGGAAAATCTCGGGTATATCGATAAACAGGGATCTTTCGATATTGTGATTGCATTGGCTAAGAATGGGCTTCTGCAACGCTCAAAGTGACGAGTCATTACAGCAGGCGTTCCCTGAGTGCCTGTTCTAATATTGAAGTGTGGTGAATCCCCCTGTGCGGAGGGGCGTTCCAGAAGATTACCGAAAGGTAACCTCTCAGTACGCGGGAACAGATTCTGGAGCTGTTCTCACCCGGAGGCACCCGGCACCACGCCTCTTTAATAACCACCCAATGTGGTTCAAATCCCGACAAACAGCCTCGCATTCGCGGGGCTTTTTTATGCGCATCGTACGCGCACCAAAGAGAGTCTTTCAGTCGTGAGCCTGGGCAAGCCGTTAACTTTCGGCGGCTTTGCCGTGCGACAGGCTCACGTCTAAAAGGAAACCAAAATGTCCGAATGCTTAGATCTTCCCGTCAAGGGAGTATCACCCGCGCTATGGGGTGTAAAGGTTCACTGGAAATGGCCTGTTGGAAGTTTCTGGGGTAACCGTCTTGAATTGCAGTGTTTGTTCGCTGATGGCCAGCTGGATAAAGAATTTATTCCATGGCCGTGTACTGGAAAGCTAATCGGCGGACTGAAGGCAGGCGAACGCTTGCAGGTACGATTGCGGCTGGTGGATAAAAACGGTAAATCCCGTAACTGGCGAGCCTGCGACTGGCTTGATGGTGTTTCGTCCACTGATGCCAGCGACTATCTCAACTGCATCGATGGCGTCATTCGTAACTCATTCATCAACGATGCGCTTATTCAGGACGGCACCATCAGTAACGCTAAAATTGGCGCCGCAATCGTGTCCGGCCACCTTAAAAGCAAGTCAGACGACCGCCTAATGAAAAATGCCGAAAACTTACCGGACTCAAAAGCTTTCAACTTAAAAGATAAAGCCTGTGTTTTTTCCGGGAGCGTAATCGCATCCAAAACATGCCTTAGCGATGACATGCGTGAAGCCGTTATTGATGCCGTGTGTAACAGTGAAGTGTTCCAGTCGCTTGTGGCTCAGTTAAACACGCTGTCAAATGAACGGGAATCAGATGCAGTCAGGCTTCAGCGGGGTATCGATCAGGCTCTGTCTGATACCATCCGCAACGCGCTGAAGCCGGGCGGGTTGCTTTTCAATTGCGGACGCTGATTAGTTCGCCCTTAATCGTCCATGAAAGACATCTGGACGGCTAAATGAAGTGCTGCTCAAATGCAAATGAGAATATATCTCATCATAGCGGGTCCTCCCGGAGGGGGGCTTAGCCACGAGGCGGCGGGCACGCGGAAAACGGCTGGTTTTTGAAATCTGTGGTCATCATCATCATGTGGGCAAGTTGCTGATTTAACGTATCGGCGATTTGCGAAGATGTCGAAACGGTTAAAAAGTGTTCACCATCATGGACCAGGAAATCGCTTCCCTGAAGCTCAACATCAACCAGCTCGCCGGGATCACCAATGTGCATCGCCAGACAGTAGCCGCCAGGCTTAAAAACGTCGAGCCAGCCCCCGGCAGCAACAGCAAACTGAAACTCTATCTGGTAACGGACGTCCTGACGGAGCTGATGGTGCCAACGGTGTCTGCGAGCACTGAGGAAATGCCACCTTCTGACCGCCTGGCACACTGGAAAGCGGAGAACGAGCGAATCAAGTTCGAGCAGGAAACAGGGCAGCTTATTCCGGCAGAGCAGGTTGCCCGGGAGTTTGCTGTCATGTCTAAAGCCGTGGTTCAGGTTCTGGAAACGTTACCCGACATCCTGGAGCGTGACTGCGCATTATCGCCCGCAGCCGTCGCCCGCGTGCAGAGTGTTATTGATGATTTACGCGACCAGATAGCCCAGAGGGTTCTGGACGCCGAACCGGAGGAGGACCAGCCTGAGGAGGACTGATGGCGAAGCGGGCATCCGCAAGGGGTATCCGCAGGGATATGCCTGGAATTCTTCGTGCCCCGCGACGCATGCTGGTGGCCGAGGCGGTCAGTAAATATATGCGTGTCCCTATGGGCGCAGGAAACTCGGTCCCGTGGGACCCGAACCTTGCACCCTACGTTATAGAGCCAATGAACTGCCTGGCATCGCGTGAATATGATGCCGTCGTGTTTGTTGGCCCGGCACGAACCGGGAAAACTATTGGCCTGATTGACGGGTGGGTGGTTTACAACGTGGTTTGTGACCCCTCCGATATGTTGATCATACAGATGACGGAAGAGAAGGCGCGCGAACACTCGAAAAAGCGTCTTGACCGTACCTTTCGCTGTAGCCCTGAGGTAAAGAGCCGGCTCAGTCCCCGGCGTAACGATAATAACGTTCACGATCGCACATTTCGGGCTGGTAACTACCTGAAGATTGGCTGGCCCTCTGTGAACATCATGTCCTCCTCGGATTACAAGTGTGTGGCGCTGACCGACTATGATCGCTTCCCGGAAGATATTGACGGTGAAGGTGATGCGTTTTCGCTGGCGTCAAAACGTACCACCACTTTTATGTCGTCCGGCATGACGCTGGTGGAAAGCTCACCCGGGCGAGACATCATTGATACCAAATGGCGGCGCACGTCGCCCCATGAAGCGCCGCCGACAACCGGCGTTCTGGCGCTCTATAACCGTGGCGATCGCCGCCGCTGGTACTGGCCGTGCCCGCATTGCGGCGAATATTTCCAGCCGGAAATGCATGCCATGACTGGCTACCGCGAAATCAGCGACACCGTTAAAGCCAGCGAAGCCGCGCATATCTGCTGCCCGTCATGCAACGGGAAAATCACCGCAGACATGAAGCGTACGCTCAACCTGAAGGGGGTCTGGCTGCGCGAAGGGCAGCAAATTGATCGCGACGGCACTGTCACCGGCGAGGCGCGGCGTTCCCGCATCGCCTCGTTCTGGATGGAGGGGCCTGCCGCGGCATATCAGACCTGGGCGCAACTGGTTTACAAGCTGCTGACGGCTGAGCAGGACTATGAGGTTACGGGCAGTGAAGAAACACTCAAGACGGTTATCAATACCGACTGGGGGCTTCCTTACCTTCCGCGATCCGGCCTTAACCAGCGTAAGGGTGAAGCGCTGCAACAGCGTGCCGAGCCGGTGGAAAAACGCCGGGTGCCTGCCGGTGTTCAGTTTCTTGTGGCCACGGTTGATGTGCAGGGCGGGCGCAACCGCCGTTTTGTTGTTCAGGTCGTGGGTTACGGCGCACAGGGTGAGCGGTGGATAGTTGACCGCTACAACATCCTTCAGTCCCTGCGTACGAACGCCGACGGCGAAAGTTTTCACATCGATCCGGCAAGCTACCCGGAGGACTGGGAACTGCTGCGCACGGATGTGCTGGAGAAAACCTGGGCGATCGAAGGCGAGCCCGGAAAGCGCATGGGCCTGATGGCGATGGCGGTGGACTCCGGCGGTGAAGACGGGGTGACGGATAACGCTTATGAATTCTGGCGGCGCTGTCGCCGGGATGGTTTGCAACGCCGGGTCTGGCTGTTCAAGGGTGACAGCCAGGCGCGTGCAAAACTCATCACCCGAACGTATCCCGATAACACCGGGCGCTCCTCCCGTCGCGCAAAGGCGGCGGGTGATGTTCCGCTCTATCTTCTGCAAACCAACGCGCTTAAGGACCGGATCAACAACGCCCTGTGGCGTGATGTTCCCGGGCCGAACTATGTTCATTTCCCCGACTGGCTGGGGGAGTGGTTCTACGACGAACTGACCTATGAGGAGCGTTCCCCTGATGGTAAATGGACGAAGCCCGGTATCCGAACACTGCGCTGCTGTACATCGAGTTCGACTCCAGTCAGTTCAACGGCAGCATCCCGCAGATTTCCTGTGAACCGGCAATGCGCGTGATCCGCGTGCCTGATAATTATGATCCGCTGACACGCGCCTATAACGGCACCTGGACGGGCGGGTTTAAATGGGCCTGGACAGATAACCCGGCGTGGATTTTTTACGACATCGTGGTCGCCGATCGCTTTGGCCTGGGTCACCGGCTGACGGCGGCCAATATCGATAAATGGACGCTGTACCAGGTGGCGCAGTACTGCGATCAGCTGGTACCGGACGGAAAGGGCGGAAATGGCCTGGAGCCACGTTATACCTGTAACGTCTATGTGCAGGACCGTAACGAAGCCTATACCGTGCTGCGGGACTTTGCCGCCATCTTCCGGGGCATGACCTACTGGGGCGGTAATCAGATAGTGGCGCTGGCGGACATGCCGCGCGATATTGATTACAGCTACACCCGCGCCAGCGTCGTAAACGGTGAATTCGTTTACTCGAGCAGCACGACCAAAACCCGTTACACCACGGCGCTGGTCTCTTATTCCGACCCGGCCAACGGCTACGCTGACGCCATGGAACCGGTGTTTGAGCAACCGCTGGTTGCGCGTTACGGATTTAACCAGCTTGAGATGACCGCGATTGGCTGCACCAGGCAGAGCGAGGCAAACCGTAAGGGGCGCTGGGGTATTCTGACGAACAACAAGGACCGCATCGTCACGTTCTCTGTCGGGCTGGACGGCAATATCCCGCAGCCGGGCTATATCATCGCTGTCGCTGATGAAATGCTGTCCGGTAAAGTCACCGGCGGCCGCATCAGTTCGGTTAATCAATACCGGTTCCCGCGAGCTTGATGACGGAACAGTGGTTGATGATGTACTGGCAGTTGAGGCGGGCGATTCCGGTGCCATGGTGGCAGTGCATCATGCCGTACTGCAGTCGCTGGTGGAGGAAAATCGTTCACAACAGCTCGAAATTGAAGCACTTAAATCAGACATGGAAAAGCTGAAGAAAATGGTGGAGGGGCTTATCACTAAATAATTCAGTCCGTTACGCCTGGCGCTTCAATTGATAGCCAAACCCGATATTGATCGGCTTAATGATTGAAACTACTGTATATAAAAACAGTATAACTATCAGGAGTCGATTTTTATGGAATTTTACACGCCAGCAGAACTGCGCGGCATTGTCGCGCTGCCGTTATACGGTGACCTTGTCCAGTGCGGGTTTCCGTCTCCCGCCGCTGACTATGTCGAACAGCGCATCGATCTGAATGAACTGATGATCCAGCACCCCAGCGCGACGTATTTTGTGAAAGCGGCGGGAGACTCGATGATTGAAGCGGGTATCAGCGACGGCGATCTGCTGGTGGTGGACAGTTCCAGGACAGCGGAACACGGGGATATCGTGATCGCGGCGGTGGGCGGGGAGTTCACCGTTAAGCGCCTGCAGTTGCGCCCGACCGTTCAGCTTAATCCCATGAACAGCGCATATTCGCCTATTTTCGTGGGCAGCGAGGACACGCTGGATGTATTCGGGGTGGTGACATACATCGTTAAAGCGACAAACTGATGTTTGCCCTGGTCGATGTGAACAGCTTTTACGCTTCGTGCGAAACGGTGTTCAGACCCGATTTAAAGGGGCGGCCCGTCGTTGTTCTCTCGAATAACGACGGGTGCGTTATTGCAAGGAGTGCCGAGGCCAAAGAAATTGGCATAACGATGGGTGAGCCGTTCTTCAAGCAGCGCGATTTATTCCGGCGCTATAACGTGGCCACGTTCTCCAGCAACTATGAGCTGTACGCGGATATGTCGAACCGGGTGATGACGACGCTGGAAATCATGAGCCCCCGCGTCGAAATTTATTCCATCGATGAGGCATTTTGCGATCTCACCGGCGTGCGGAACTGCCGGAACTTGGAGGACTTTGGAAAGGAAATCCGGGCCACTGTTTTGCAGAATACCCACCTCACCGTGGGAGTCGGCATAGCGCAGACCAAAACCTTGGCAAAGCTGGCGAACCACGCCGCGAAGAAATGGCAGCGGCAGACCGGTGGCGTCGTCGATTTGTCGAATGTCGATCGCCAGCGCAGGCTGATGTCCATCGTGCCCGTGGAAGACGTCTGGGGAGTGGGGCGGCGCATCAGCAAAAAGCTGAACGCCATGGGGATCACCAACGCCTGCCAGCTGGCTGACACCTCGACCTGGGTAATCCGGAAGCATTTTAACGTCGTGCTCGAGCGAACCGTGCGGGAGCTGCGCGGCGAACCCTGTCTTGAACTGGAGGAGTTCGCGCCGGCCAAGCAGGAAATTGTCTGCTCCCGGTCGTTCGGTGAACGCGTAACGGAATACGAGCAGATGCACCAGGCAATCTGCAGTCATGCTGCGCGTGCTGCGGAGAAACTGCGTGGTGAGCATCAGTACTGCCGTTATATTTCCGCTTTTGTAAAAACCTCGCCATTCGCCATCAACGAGCCGTATTACGGCAACAGCGTGTCTGTAAAGCTCCTCACACCCACCCAGGACACCCGTGACATTATTACCGCCGCGGTGCGCTGTCTGGATAATATCTGGCGGGACGGCCACCGGTACCAGAAAGCAGGCGTGATGCTGGGTGATTTCTTCAGTCAGGGCGTGGCGCAGCTTAATTTGTTCGACGATGCGGCGCCACGGCGAAACAGCGAGAAACTTATGGAAGTGCTGGATCAGCTCAATGCCAAAGGCGGCAAAGGGACTTTGTTTTTCGCAGGGCAGGGTATACAGCAGCAGTGGCAGATGAAAAGGGACATGCTTTCGCCGCGCTACACTACGCGGTTTTCGGATTTGCTGAAGGTAAAATAG